TTCCCCTTGAAATAACAAGGAGATAATAATGTTTAACTTAACGAATAGAGCAAAAGAACACTTCTTAAATTTTTTTAAGAGTGACGATGACAAAGAAGAAGAGTTCAAAGACTTCTTAAAAGCAGAATATAAAAAAGACTGGCAAGCAGCTTACGCTTGGTTTAAAGAAGAGGGTGCTCTTCCCAATTTTATAAGAAGAACTCTTTAAGTATTAGCTACTATTTCAGCTAGATGCTCGCAGCGTTTCGTTGTCTGCTTATGCCACCTCGAGTCTTTCATTTCTAGTGAGGCTGTCTTCCAGTCCTTGACTCTCATGGCTTTCCACATTTTGGAGAAGTTTCGAACACCTTGAGTTCCTAGCTGGAAAACCATCTCAACGATCACGTGTTCTATGTGGGTAGGCAAATCGTGACCAATACATTCTTGTATTAGTAAATCAGCACCTGCTGCTGCTCTGTTTAAATCTAAATCAAATAGTTCATCTATCTCTTCTCTAGAAATTTTCTTTCCCTCAGGAAATCTATCTCTTTCATGTGGCTGAATAAGATGTCCGATTCCTATCGTGGCTTTTCCTAAACTGTCTAAATAAACGTGGTCAACAATTCCTTCCGCAGAAGTGACCCTAGCTCTCAATTCATCTGTAATTTTAATCATGATGCACCTATACCCCAATGTTCTTCATGGGGGTCTTTATCTACCTTTCTTTTAAATAAGTTTATAATAAATTTGAATAATTTCATTTATTTAAGTTTATAACCTAAACCACCGTGTTTGTCTACACTTCCACCTCTTTTAAATGCAAATTGTATTCCACCTTGTAGCCCTTGATCACCGATTCCTATATT